CGTAAACACGATACAGACATTAGAGCAAGAGCAAGAAAGCGTAAAAAATAATGGCCAAGTATAGAGGTAAAACAGTTTCGTTAAACAAACCATTTAGACTGCCAAGCGGTAGTTCAAAAAAGTTTGGTGTATACGTAAAAAATCAAAAGTCAGGTAACGTTAACAAAGTTACATTTGGCGATCCCAATATGAGGATTAGAAAAAGTAACCCGGCACGTCAAAAGTCCTTTATGGCGAGAATGGGTGGTATACTCAAAGAAGTTAAAGGACAAAAGAATTTAAGCGCGGCGTATTGGAGCATTCGTGCTTGGCGTAAAAACTTTAAAGTTTAAGGAGCAACTACTATGGCAAAGAAACCAATGAAAACTAAAAAAAATAAAAAGAATAAAAAGAAAAAAGGGAGTAGAGGCTAATGCCTACGTGGCCATCAAGTAACAAAGCAAGTAATACTACTACTAATAG